GTCGGGACTATCTCGGCTAGGTTGATAAGTCCACCCCGCCGCCTGCATTAAATCTATTAGTTTACTTATAACATTTAAATAGTTGCCTTTGCTATATATATCAAAGTCGTAATATTGTACGCAACCTATTAGCTCGTCGTCGCCTGCTAGCGCGTTATCCTTGTCTAGCTGCATATACGTAACGTAAGTAGTAGCGTCGCCGTCGTAAAACATAAAGCTAACGGGTACGCCTAACTCACTTAATACGCTTTCTATTTCCTCGTTAAAATTAAATAACATAGCTTACCCCTTTGGTATGTATTTATCTTGTACCGCCTGCATAGCTTTTTCTATTTGCGCCTTTTTAAAGGATCTACGCATAAACGGCTTTTTAGGGTAAGGGCTATTACTTCGCCCGTACTCCGTTACGTTAGCTACTAGCGGCGCGGGTATCCGCTCTTTATTGCGATTTATAAAGTAACCGTAAAAAGCTACTTTAGTGTTTACCCCGTCGTCGCTTGGTGTTTTATAAGGCTTAGTAACTTTTAAACACTTCATAATATTACTACTATACCAACTATGCGGCACGCTAGACTTAATATTACTTAAAACCACCCTTGCGCCTGCCTCTGTCATTTCTTCAAGCATTTTATGCGTGTTTTTGTCTAAGCTCTCAAACTGTTTTATAATATCGTTTGGTAACTCCGCTTTAAACTTTGCCAATCTGCGCCACCTCTTTACATTGTAGCTCTAACTCTTCGTTAGCCTCGTCTACGTTATTAATATACTCTATTGTATAGGTCTTACCGCGAAATTTTACTAGCATATCGTAAGTTATGACCGTTTCGGGATACCTAAATATAAAACGTGTTAGTGCTTTCTCGTAGTCTGTATTATTCATAATAAGAGTAAAGCCTTTAGTCGTCTTAACCTCTGCGTATACCGTAAGTACTAAAGCCTCAACGTCCGCAGGAAACCCCGCCGCGTCTTTGCCTTTAGTTACTTGGTATATGCTTATACGTCTATTATATTTTCCCGCGTTCTTTATACTCATTTATAATAAATTCCTTTGGTGTAAGCCTAGTATATTCTCAACTACTCGGTTAACGTTTGAGTTATCCACGTATAGCGCCCTAGTATCGTACATATCTTGGCATAGTACAAATACTACTATAACCATATCGTTATAAGTGTCTAGTGTCTCCGCGTCTGCTATTCCCGTATATTTAAGTATATAGTCTATAGCCACGCTTATAGTTGACGTTATAAAGTTCTCGTCGTCCTGCGTTAGCTCCGCTATCCTTAGATAGTCGGCTACGTCCTGCGCCGTAATCTCGCTAACCTTTGTTATAGCGTTCATATAATGCCCCCTTTTGGGGTATTACCCCCGCTTTGTTTTGCCCTTGGTGGGCTTTGCCTTTTCACTTATAGGCTGCTCTATTTCGTCCTTTGGCTTAGCCTTTTCGGCGGGCTTTACCTCTTCGATATAACCCGCCTTAATAAGGTCTTTAGCTATGTTAACGTCGGCTATGTCTTTGACTTCGCCCACGCTCATAGATACTTTACCGCCAAAGCTTACGAGTGCTTTATACATAAGCCCTAGCCCCCTTTTTTTATGACACTTTCATAACAAGCTTTGCTATTTTCTGCGCGTCCTCTACTTTAGCGTCAAACTCAAGCCAACCTACTACACCTACGGCGTGCTGTGTTGCGTACTTCTCTCTAAGTACTTCTATAGTCATTTCCTCGCTAAACTTAGTTGCAAGTCCTCTCATATCGCCGTAATATATAGCGGTCTTTCCTGCTGCCATATCGGGCATATTATCGGATACGTAAACGGGCTTACCAAGTAAAGTAGTACCAAACGGGCTTGAAATATCATCATTAAGAAGATAGTAACCCGTATTGCTCTTAAGTGTTCTAAGTGCGGTACGTGTAGCGGGCGACATGATCCAAATAGCGTTACTCTGAAAATCGTCTTTAATTGCGTCGTGCAATCTTACTACTTCGTCCGCGGTTATAGCGGTTGTAGCTGCTGCGGTAATGCTATTAGTAAGTGTACTAAGTCCCTCTATTCCGTCGCTAAGTGATGATGTATCGTAACCGTTAAGTAACTGATCTTCTATAAATCTCTTAATAGCGTAAGCCATACGCTCTACGATAAAGTCTACTATGTTAAACTGTGCGTTATTGATAAGGCTACGGCTTATAAGTGTAAGAGTTCCCGCAAGGAAACCGTCAAGCTCTATCTTATCAAACGCGCCCACGTTACTAGCAAGCTCGTTAAACTCCGTTGCATAGTCTACCGTTATAGCGTTGCTTGTCTCGTCGTAATAAGGCACTACAAGCTTACCCTTTACGTTATACTTTGTAGATCTTTCAAGTATCGGGCAAATATTATATACCATAGCAATAATTTTATTAGCTATAGTTGTAGGTATAACTACTTGACCGCTGCCGCTTGCGGGTGTAAGGTTGTTAGCTCTCTCATTAACTACGCCTCTTACGTAAGCCTCAAAAGCTCTACGGTCTGCCTCTTCCTTGCAAGCTGCCTCTTTCATAGCCTGCGCCTCTGCCTTGTCCTCGGCTGCCTCTTCCTTAAGTTCCTGCTTTTCCTCTTTAAGCTCGTCGTGGATCTTAAGCGCCTCTTTAATCTTTCTAACGTCGTCGCGGATCTCTGCTAACTCCTGCGCCTCGTCGTCTGTAAGTTCGCGCTTGTTTGTCTCTGCGTCGTTAAGTATAGCCTCGGCGCGTGTAATAAGATCGTTCTTTTTCTCTACAAGTCCCTTGTAATTCATAGTTAATTGTCTCCTTTCATTTCTTCTATGATTTTGTGGTACTCTGTATAATCAACCGCGCCGTTGTCTGCCGCGTGATTATCATTGTTAGCGGGCTGCTCTTCTTCAACCCTTAATTTTATTTCGCTTTCGGTAACGTCTGCTATGTTAACGCGTTCGCTATCGTCTGCACTTCTTACCGCTACTAATGTACCGTCATAAGCGGGTACTCTTGAGCGGTCTATAAGCGATACCTCGTATAAGTTAAGGTCTTTAACATTTCTAACGGTTAGCCCGTTTTCTTCGCCCTGCTCTACTTCTCTATCCGTAAAGCCAAAGCTCCACCCTCTAAACTGTGTTTTACCGCTCTTAACGTCGGCTACTGTTTTCGGGTCTGTAATTTCTGCGTGCGCTCTTAGTCCTATAGCGTCCTCGCTAAGTTCTAAGTTACCGTCTTTAATTCCGCCTATATCTCTCTGCCAATCGTGGTTAATAAGTATCCTAACGTCGTCTGCACGCTCTAGCGCTCTTTTAAACGCGCCCGCCTTAACTCTTTCTACGAAAGTACCCAAACGGTCTTTAAGAGGCTTACTAAGCCTTTCTACGGCGTTTACATAGCCGTCTATAATTACCTTATCGTCTGTAACTCTTATATTCATGTTGCGCCCCCTATCTTTTCCCACGTTTCGCCGTTAAAATAGTACTTGTCGTTTGTGTCAAGTTCCCAAAAGATAGAATTAACCGCGCAGCTTGTGGGCTTATCATCAGTAGAAACGCCTTTATACTCGTGATAATTAAGCGCTCTATTGTCGTCGTATGTTACCGCCATATTTTAACCCCCTTTCTATATTGGTATATGTTCGCTATATGATATATTTTCGTCGCCGTCCTCTGATACGGTAACGTCGCCGCCTTTTATGTCTCCCGTGTTAGGGGTGTAATATTGCTTAGTGTTAACGTCATATAGTACGCTACCTAGTCCAAAGTCTACAACGTCTAAGCCCTCTATATCGTTTAAGTTTTCGTCCCTGCGCAGCTCGTTAAGAGTTTTAAGCCCTATTTCCTTGGCGATCTTGTAAGCCTCGTAGCGTTCTTTGATGTTAGCGCGTATTATCTCTTTTACGTCAAACTCGAAAAAGTACTTGCCCTTTTCTTTTTCTAAAAGTAATACTCGGTTTAGCTCCGTCTCAAAAGCTTTAACTATAGGATATATAGCCGTCTTAAAAGTCTCGTAGTAGTCGCCGCTAATATGAAATATATTGTTAATTTCGTCTTGTAAAGTTTTTTTACTTTCGTTTAGCTGCATTTCTACCGACGTGTTACTAGCCTCTTGAAACTCTAAACCGTTATTAAGTACTACTACGTTACTTTGGTCGTTAGCGTATAAGTTTTGCCAAGCTGCCTTAAGTAAGTCTATTTCCTCTTGTCCTAGCTTTCTAGTGGACTTAATAAAGCCTTTTTTATTACCGCCCGACTTTACTAACATAAGTTGGTATTTAAGCATATTATAAGCGGTTTCTAAAGCCTTGGAGACTTCGGCGCACAAACCGACGCCGCTAGCTCCGTCTTTTGTATTTCTTAAGAGTTTAATAAAATCATGTGGGTAAAACTCGGTATCATAGCAAAAGATAGTAAACCACTTATCTAGCGGGTTAGGATCTCTATAAATGCTTATAAATTCCTCGGGGATATATTTAAGCGCTACTACCTCGTTGCGTTCCCGTTCTATATAGCAATAGCCGCCCTTGCCTAGTAAGTAGTCCTCTACTAAAGCCTTTTTAAGTTGGTAAGCGTTAAGCGTGTCGCCCGTATCTGTGTTAAGCATGGTTACGCGTGGGTCTTTTTCCTGCTCTTCTACTTTCCCTTGCTTATACTTGTATAATTTAACGGGCATACTTGCTATAGTGCCGCTTATAAAGTCTACCGCTCCACTTACGGCGGGTAATGTTAAAGCGTCCTCGCGCTTTATAGCCTCGCCGTTTATTATTGCCTTAAGTAGTACGTCGTCTACGGTGTTAGCGTCTACCTCTCTATCGCGTTTTCTGAATATATCTAAAAAGCTCATAGGTTAACCCCCTTTTACTTCATAAACATAACATAAAACATTGTTTTAAAATTCCGTAATTTTTTCTACACCAAAAAAGGACGACTAACCCGCTAGTATTAGCCGCCCCTTTTTGTCTCTGATTATTCACAAAAGAATAACACCAAAAGCGGAAAAGTATTGAAATGTAAAAACACTATAACATATTTTATCGCTTAAAAATTCCTATATTTTTTATATCACTTGTATAGTAAAGTCGGCTTGGTTTAAAAAATAGTCCTGCTCTAATAGATAAACCGCATTTATTAAAGCTACTACCATATCTACTTTACCCTTAGATTTTTTCTTATTAACGTAGCGGTTTTTATTAGTGTCAAAAGTACAACGCGCATTTTGAAAGTTAATTTCTAGTAGCTTATTTTCTGTATACTGAAACTCGCCGCTTTCTATTTTTTCCGCTAGTAGTTTAGTAGGCGGGTGTAATACGCTACTATGCTG